AATACTTAGAAACTCTCCCCGTTTCCATTCTTTCAGTAGATAGTGTGGAAGCAGATGATGTTATTGCCTATATCGCAAAACAACTCTTACCTAAAGACAATCATATTATAATGAGTACTGATAAGGATTTTTTGCAGTTAGTAAGTGATAGAATTTCAGTATGGAGTCCAACAAAGAAGAAGTTATATAAACCAGATGTAGTGAAAGAGGAATATGGGGTTACTTCAAAGAACTTATTGATGACCAGAATTTTTGATGGTGATGCATCAGATAACATAAAGGGTGTAATGGGGATTGGTTCTAAAACCCTATTAAAGAACTTTCCAGATTTAGCAGATGAAGGAGTAACTTATACAGTAGATGAAATAGTTGATAAATGTGAACAAGGTAGTAGATTTCATAATGTAGTAAGAAAACAGAGAGATAAAATGCATCTCAATCATAAATTGATGCAGTTACAAGAGGTAGATATAAGTGGTGGAGCAAAACTTAAAATTAACAGAGTTGTAAATGGTAAAATACAAGAATTAATAAAATCAAAATTCCAAACAATGTTTATAGAAGATAGGATGTTTGGTGCATTACCTAATTTAGATAGTTGGATAATGTTAAATTGGACAAACTTAAATAGATTTGCGAAGATAAACAATGGGTCGTAAAAAGATATATCATACTGAAGAAGAAAGACTCGAAGCCCAACGACAATGGCAGATGGACCATTATGAGCGTAATAAAGCTAAAATTTTAAAGAAAGCCAAGGAACGATATAGATTAAAGAAAATGGCAGAACGGAGAGAGAAAAAAAGGAGAAATTTGTATGGAGACCAGTAAACTAATCAATGGAGATTGTTTAGAAGAACTGAAAAAACTTGATGAAGATTCAGTAGATTTACTCTGTACGGATCCACCATACGGATATGGATTTATGGGGAAACATTGGGATACATTCCAAGAGAAAAAATCTACAAAATCTCAAAAAGTAGGTTGGATGAGTCCTGGTATGACTAAATCTACATATGGTATGAAAGAGTTCTTTGTTCCTATTTGGGAAGAAGCATTGCGAGTTGTAAAACCAGGTGGATTTGCATTCGTTATGTCTGCACCACGAAGTGATGTTCAGACGGCCATGGTTCAAACATTACAAGAAGCAGGATTTGATGTAAGTTTCACACCAATTTATTGGACATATGCAACAGGTTTTCCAAAGGCATTAAATATCGGTAAGGCGGTTGATAAACGACTTAATAAAAAACGAGAGGTTATTGGAGTAAAGAAACGAGGTGATGTAGAAGAAGCCAAGAAAAAGGGAACTACATTTACTCGAGCAGAAGCAAACCAAAATAACAAAGATATATTTGGATATGGGGAAGAAGAAATAACATCAGGACCGGCATCAGACGAGGCCAAAAAACTTGATGGGAGTTATGCGGGATACCAACCAAAACCAGCAGTAGAAGTCGTGATTGTGGCAATGAAACCATTGGATAAGAAAAAGGGTTATGTAGACCAAGCACTTGATAATGGTAAAGGTGTAACTTGGTTAGATGATTGTAGAATACCATTTGCTGGAATGAATGATGAGGAACAATTTGATAAAGATAATGTTGCAGGACATCAAAAATTTATAGAAAAACGAAAAGATGAAATGTATGGTGGTGGTTGGGAAAAACCAGCACGAAAATCTAAAAGTGATTATGAAAAGTATGTGAGTGATAAAAATAATAAAGAAAATTATTCAGATGAACGAGGATGGGATAAATGGGGAGAAGAAGATTTCGGAGAAACACGGAATGCTCAAAATTTCACAACGGAAGATACCTATGAACGAGTTTCAGCATTTGGAGATTCAAGCCAGTCAGAAACTAAAGATGGTAGAAACCTATGGGGAAAGAAAGCCACGAAAAAGGTTAAAATCACAAAGAGAAAACCAAGAGAAGAAAATACAGTATTCAAGACAAGTGGATTTAAGAGTGAAGAAAATGATACAGCAGAAGCATCACCACTCGGTAGATTTGCAGCAAACTTATTGGTAAGTGATAATATATTAGATACTGGTAAGAAAACCAAGTCAAGTGGTGGTAGGATAGAGAAAAAAACAGGTTGGGGTGAGTTTGGTGGTGGTGAAAAAGAAGTCATTGAAGGACAACCTGGTAAAGGTGATGTAGGAGATTTCAGTAGATATTATAGTTTAGACGAGTGGTGGAAGTTTAGAATGAGTAGATTACCAGAAGAAATTCAACGGACATTTCCATTCTTGGTCGTTCCAAAGGCGAGTAAATCTGAAAAGAATATGGGATTGGATAAGTTAGAGAAGCAACAAAAAATATTTAATGGTCAAAGTGATAAACCAAGTACCGATATGAAAGGTGTGGAGAAGAAATTTACTACACAGCCATCTCAAAATATTCATCCAACCGTAAAACCAGTAGACTTGATGAGTTATTTAGTAGTACTTGGAAGTCGTAAAGGTGATGTCGTATTAGATCCATTTGCAGGTAGTGGAACAACAGGAATTGCTTGTGTGTTTTCAGAAAGGAATTACCTACTTATTGAAAGAGAAAAAGAGTATTTTAATATAATAGAGGCTCGAATTAAGAAAGCAGAAAATCCAGCAGGAATAGTACAGCATGAGTGGTTTTAATGAGTGAATCAACTTTAACGCAATTTGGTCATGTTTTCCAGGCCAAAATAATATCATCCTTATTATCAGATAAGAAATTCATACAAACAATATGTGATATACTTGAACCAGAGTATTTCGATAGTGATGCTAACAAATGGATAGCTAAAGAGATACGAGATTATTTCTTTGAGTATAAAACTTCACCTACTCTTGATGTAATGAAAGTTAAGATAGATGGGATGGACAATGATATTTTACAAGTTTCAGTAGTAGATAATTTAAAAGAGAGTTGGAGAAATGTAGAATCAACAGATTTATTATTTGTTCAAGAACAAACATTAGAGTTCTGTCGCAATCAAGTTATGAAAAATGCTATTATGGATTCAGTAGATTTAATTGAGGTAGGACAATATGACCAAATCAAAAAAATCGTGGATGAGGCAATGAAAGCTGGTTCTGATAGAGATTTAGGACACGAATATATTGAGGGAATAGAAGAACGACTTACAAAATCTACAAGAGATACAATAGCAACGGGTTGGGATCCAATAGACGAGGTTATGGATGGTGGATTAGGTAAAGGTGAATTAGGTGTTGTAGTAGCACCCGCAGGTATTGGTAAGACTTGGTGTTTACAGAGTATGGGAGCAAATGCAGTTAAACGAGGTTTAAGTGTAGTTCATTATACATTAGAGTTGAATCAAGAATATGTTGGGTTAAGATATGATACCATATTTAGTGGAACACCAACAGCCAATATAAAGTTTTATAAGGATGATGTTAAAAAGAAGATAAGTCAACTTAAAGGACATTTGTTAATTAAGTATTTTCCAACCAAAAGTGCAACCGTTCAGACATTAGCATCACATTTAAGTCAAATAGAGATACAAAGTACGAAACCAGATTTAATTTTGGTAGATTACGCAGATATTTTAAGGGGAGTAGGTTCAGAAAAGAGACATATTTTAGAAAATATTTATGAAGATTTAAGAGGACTTGCCGGAGAAATTGAATGTCCGATATGGACAGCTTCACAGGCAAACAGAAGTTCATTGGAAGAAGAAGTGATTGACGCTACAAAAGTTGCTGAGGCATATAGTAAAGTAATGATAGCAGATTTCGTAGTATCAGTTAGTAGAAAGGTTGAAGATAAGATTGCAAATACAAGTAGGTTTCACGTTATAAAGAATCGATTTGGTATAGATGGAGTAACCTTTCCAGCAAGTATGAATACGAATATTGGTAAAATTGATATTTACGAATCGACAACCCAGAGTGGTCAAGAGGTTCAAGGGAAGATGGATAATAGTCAAGAGTATTTGAGAAAACAACTATCACAAAAACATCAACAATTTGAAAAAGATTTAGAAGGCTTCGAATAGAAGTGAATATATATTATATTTATGAAAGGTGAACGCTACATTAGTTATTTTAAATGGATACAGCAAAAGGAGAAAAGTTTATATGGAGAGGTTTAAGTTATCAGAAAATTTTGTTTCTAAATACAAAAGAAAAAAACCACCATTCGGTTTTAATGGTTTAGGTGAATTAGTTTATATGAGAACTTATTCTCGTATTAAAGAGAATGGTAAAAATGAAAGATGGTGGGAAACCATTAAACGGGTTGTAGAGGGAACATATTCAATGCAAAAAAATTGGATTGATTCTCATCAACTCGGATGGAATCCTTGGCAAGCCCAAGCATCGGCTCAAGAAATGTATGACCGAATGTTTAATATGAAGTTTTTACCTCCAGGTCGTGGTCTTTGGGCAATGGGAACATCTATAACAGAAGAAAGAAATTTGTATGCTGCCTTAAATAATTGTGCATTCGTATCAACTTCAACTATTAAGGATGATTACTCAAAACCATTCTGTTTTTTAATGGACGCATCAATGTTAGGTGTTGGAGTTGGGTTTGATACAAAAGGTGCTGGTGAAATTGTTGTAAAGGGAGTTAATGTTGATAGGGGAGAAGAAACATATGTAATTCCAGACACACGAGAAGGTTGGGTAGATTCATTAAAGTTATTATTAGAGAGTTATTTTCACGGAACTGCACCAGTATATTTTGATTACACAAAGATTAGACCAGTAGGAGAACCAATTAAAGGTTTTGGTGGTGTATCAAGTGGTCATGAACCATTAGAAGAAATTCACGGAGAAATAAGAAAAGTATTAGAACAAAATAGTAAAGAACCAATTACAGTAACTACTATTGTTGATATAATGAACCTAATTGGTAAATGTGTCGTAGCAGGGAACGTGAGACGAACAGCAGAGATTGTGTTCGGTGATCCTTATGATGAGGAATACTTAGACTTAAAGAATTACAAAGTCAATCCACATCGTGACCAATATGGTTGGACATCAAACAACTCTATATTCGCAGAACTCGGTATGGATTATACTGATGTATGTAAGAGAATTGTGGATAATGGTGAACCAGGATTTGCATGGTTAAAGAATATGAGGAAATTTTCACGTATGCAAAATGGTGGTGATAATAAAGACCATCGAGTTGCAGGTGGAAATCCATGTTTAGAACAATCAT